CGACGGAATGCCCGAAAAGATGCCACGTTCATCTGGTGGGGGATATGCCGGCGATGCAGATACCAAACGATATAGTAGTTGGTTACCTGAGGTTTATCAGGGACAACCTAATCGTGTACAAAGATATGGTCAATATGACCAAATGGATTTAGATAGTGAAGTGAATACTGCATTAGATACTATTGCAGAATTTTCTACATTGAAAAACGAATATAGTAAACTTCCTTTTCATGTTGAATATAATCAAGATTCAAGCGAAACAGAAAATGATATTATTCAAAAATCACTAAGACAATGGTGTTCTCTTAATAAAATTAATAAGAGAATGTTCCGTATCTTTAGAAACACAGTCAAATTCGGAGACCAAATATTTGTTCGTGACCCGGAAACATATAAACTTTTTTGGGTAGATCCAGCTAAAATCGAAAAAGTTATTGTTAACGAAGGCAAAGGCAAAAAAATTGAAGCATACTATATTAAAGATTTAGATATTAATCTACAGAGCCTTAATATTACTGCCGATACAACTAAACTATTACAAACACAAACAGGTCTTACAGGAGCACCTAATATTAATGCGAACACTACACAAGGCTATACAGCCGGCGGCGCTGGTGGTAGTAGATTTGTGTCAGACCAAACATCAACGCCAGTTGATGCAAAGCATATTGTTCATATTTCATTAAGTGAAGGTATCGATGGCTTCTGGCCTTTTGGCAACTCAATACTTGAACCAGTGTTCAAAGTTTATAAACAAAAAGAATTATTAGAAGATGCTATTCTGATTTATCGTGTTCAAAGAGCACCAGAACGTAGAGTATTCTATATCGATGTTGGTAACATGCCAACACACAAAGCAAGAGCCCACTTAGAACGTATCAAAAGTGAAATTCATCAAAGACGTATTCCAAGTAAAACAGGTGGCGGTCAGAATATCACAGATAGTGCATACAATCCACTATCTATTATGGAAGATTACTTCTTTGCTCAGACGGCTGAAGGTCGTGGTTCTAAAGTTGAGACACTACCTGGTGGTGAAAACTTAGGACAGATTGATGATTTGAAATACTTCAATGATAAGATGATGCGTGGACTTAGAGTTCCACCAAGCTATCTAGGTAGCTTAGACAGTGACGGTAACGGCTACAATGATGGTCGTGTAGGTACTGCATTCATTCAAGAATTTAGATTTACTAAGTTCTGTGAACGTTTACAAGCATTAGTATGTGAAGACTTGGACAGAGAGTTTAAGATGTTCATGAAGCACAGAGGTGTGGTTATTGAAAGTTCTTTGTTTGACTTGAAATTTAATCCTCCACAAAACTTTGGTAAGTATCGTCAAGCAGAAGTAGACCAAGTTATGATGAATGTATTTACTGCAATCGAAGGCGCAGAGTATGTAAGTAAGCGTTTTGCAATGAAACGTTTCTTGGGATTATCTGATGAAGAAATCATGGAAAACGAAAAGTTATGGCATGAAGAAAAAGGCACTGGCGACCCACAAGACGCAGACGGACTTAAATCAGTAGGGGCAAGTGTTCCCGGCGGTGAGTTTGAAGGCGGCGAACCAGAGTTTGATGAAACGGATGCAGAGACAGATGAAGAAGGTTCACCAATAAGTGGCGCGGAAAATTCCGAAGAAACAGACGAAATCGATCCAAACGTATAAATAGATATAGTCAACGGAGTTTTTAAATGAAGTATAGTGATATCAATGAAAATTATTCACCTGATAGGGATGAACATAATAGCATAGAATTAGATGATACAAGAAAAAATCGTCTAACACTTACTCACCTTAATGACCTACGTAAGATGCGTGAATATAGAAAAGTACAGAATTCAGAAGCAAAAGAACGACTAAGCACTCAATATGGTGGTAGTTCTGATGCATCTGCTGAGCCTGAACTATAATATTTAAGTGTCAATAAATGTCTGAAAAGACAGTTAAATGAGTACATAAGTGATTGACATACTTTGTTAAATAACTTATATCACAAAATGGCTTGAAAAAATAGCCGTTTTGTTGCATTTCCTTAATAAACCCTCAAAACCTCTATAAATACATTTGAAACAATAGAAGTGTTTCTACAACCTTGCCACATCAAGCGACTTTGCAAACGTGGCGATTATAGAAGATAAGGAGATATAATATTATGTCAGACAAAAGTACATTAGAGAACGTACTAGAACTTCTAATCAACGAGGAAAAAGACGCCGCAGAAAACATGTTGCATGACTTTATTGTAGCAGAGGCTCGTAGGATCCATGAAGAACTTCTTAACGATAGTGACGAAGTTGTAGAAGAAGACCTTGAGGATATAGACGAATCTGAGGCCGAGACTGACCAAGTTGAGGAAAACGAAGAACTAGAGGAAGTATCATTGGAAGATGGCGAAGCTATCGAAGATGACGCATCCGAAATAGAAAATGAAGAATTCTATGATGCAGACGAATCATCAGAAGATGAAGCAGAAGAAGACCTAGAAATGGGTGATGAAGAGGCTCCAGCTGAGGATATGGAAGCACGTGTAGATGACCTAGAGTCAAATCTAGCGGATCTTGAAGCGGAATTCGAAAAAATTATGTCAGGTGAAGGCGATGACATGGAAGATGAAGCAGACGAAGAAATGGATGTGGAAGATGACATGGAAGAAGCAACTGAAATTGAAGCTGTTGAAGAAGAAGCAGTAGATGAATCAGATGAACTAGAACTTGATTTAGAAGAATCAGAAGACGAAGCAGAAGCAGATGAAGACAAGTTGGACGAGTATGTTACTCCGGCAACAGCGTCAACAGGCGACAATGGTGACAACACAGCATCAACAGTCAATGCAAATGCAAAGCGTCCTGGTGACGATTCAAATGCAAAACCAGTAGGCCAAAACGATGGTAACACATCAGGCGGCAAAGGTGATGCACCAAAAGATATGTCAACAGGTAACGTAAACGTATCTGGAAACAGTAAAGCACCTGCAATGAGCCCGAAATCGGCTTCTGAAGGTGATAACGGCGCTAACACTAAATCAGTTAGTAGCTAAAACTTTGGAGATAACCAATGACCGTTCTTATTGAAAGACTATCCCACAAACAAGCGAATGTGAAATCACGTATCGTGGAAGGTGAGGACGGCGGAAAAAACATGTTCATGGAAGGCATTTTCGTTCAAGGTAACGTTAAGAATGCTAACCAAAGGGTATATCCTGTAGCTGAAATTACTAGGGCAGTTGAATCTGTACAATCTAAAATCAGCGAAGGTTTCCCAGTATTAGGTGAATGTGACCATCCGCCAGAATTAACTGTCAATGTAGACAGAGTATCACATATTATTGAGAATATGTGGATGGATGGGCCGAACGGATATGGTAAACTTAAAATTGTTCCTACACCCATGGGTAACATTATCAGAACATTAATCGAATCAGGTGCCACGCTAGGTGTCTCATCTCGTGGTTCAGGTGAAGTTGGTCACGATGGGAATGTGAAGAATTTTGAGATTGTCACTGTAGACATCGTAGCACAACCAAGTGCTCCAGATGCCTACCCGAAGGCAATCTACGAAGGTTTAATGAACATGCGTGGTGGTTACCAAACTTGGCAACTAGCACAGAATGTACAAACAGACAAGGTCGCTCAAAAATACTTGTCAGAACAAATCGTTAAGTTCATTAATGAACTTAAACTATAACAGGAGAAGCAACAATGGCAACAGAAATCCTTGCTAATCTTTTAGAGTCAGGTGCCCTATCCGAAGAGGCTGGCGCACAAATTAAAGAGGCTCTTGAGACAAAACTAAATGAAGCAAGAGAGGAGATTACAGCCGAGTTGCGTGAGGAGTTCGCACAAAAGTTTGAACACGACAAATCAGTGATTGTAGAAGCTATGGATAACATGCTTAATACATCAATTAAAGCTGAAATGGCAGAGTTTAAAACAGACCGTGAACAACTTATCGCAGAACGAGTTGCATATAAGAAAGCAATTTCTGAACATGCAAAACTCCTTGAAAAATTCATTACTTCTCGTTTAGCGACCGAAGTTAAAGAACTACAGGCAGACAGGGCTAAAGTTAACGAAAATCTACAGGAAACTAAGAAATTCGTTGTTAAACAACTAAGCCGTGAACTATCTGAGTTCCATAATGATAAACGTGAATTAGTTAACACTAAAGTACGTTTGGTAGCAGAAGGCAAAAATATTCTTAACAAGACTAAAGAATCGTTTATTAAACGTTCAGCGGAACTTGTTGAAAATACAATTAAGAATTCTTTACGTTCAGAAATGAAAGCGTTAAAAGAAGATATCGTACAAGCTAAAGAAAATGAGTTTGGACGTAAGGTCTTTGAAGCGTTCTCAGGCGAATTTATGGCTTCACAATTAAATGAAGGCACAGAAGTAGCTAAAGTGAACAAGAAACTTAACGAATCTGCTAACAAGGTTGCAGAACTTGAAAAAGTGATAGCTGATAAAGATGCGGACATTGAAGGCGCTAAGAAAACTCAACGTATACTAGAAGACAAGATGAACAGAAAAGAAGTTCTATCTGGTTTACTAGCACCGTTAGGTAAAGAAAAAGCAACAGTAATGTCTGATTTATTAGAGTCAGTAAAAACTTCAAATCTACAAACAGCATTTAAAAAATATCTACCAGCTGTTTTGGATGAGAAAAACGTTTCTACAAAAGAAACAAAAACATTAACAGAAGGCAAAGTGACTGAAAGAACTGGTGACCGTGGGGTAGCAACACACGTAGAACCACAGTCGTCAGGAAGCGATGCCGAAATAATTCAGCTTAAGAAATTGGCTGGATTGAATTAACCAGGATAATATCAGGAGAATAAAAGATGGAAAATCTTTTTGAAGGAAATAACTGGGACGGTACACGTGATGCACTACTAGAAGGTCTAGAAGGCACAAAACGTGATACAATGTCCGCAGTTTTAGAAAACACTAAAGTAGCACTTAATGAAAGTGCAACTGCTGGTGCAACACAGGCTGGTAACATCGCAACACTTAACAAAGTGATCCTACCAGTTATCCGTCGTGTAATGCCAACAGTAATTGCAAACGAAATCATCGGCGTACAGCCAATGACAGGCCCAGTAGGCCAAATTCACACTCTAAGAGTACGTTACGCAGAAGCAAAAGCTGGCGTGGCGGCAGGTGATGAAGCACTAAGCCCATTTGATATTGCTAACGCATATTCAGGTGACGCGGCAGGGGCTCCGGCTTCTACAGCATCACTAGAAGGTGAAGCAGGATCAAAAATGTCAATTCAAGTTCTAAAGCAAACAGTTGAAGCGAAAACTCGTAAACTGTCTGCACGTTGGACTTTCGAAGCGGCACAAGACGCTAACTCAATGCACGGTTTAGATATCGAAGCTGAAATCATGGCGGCATTAGCAATGGAAATCACTGCTGAAATCGACCAAGAAATTCTAGGTTCACTATCTAACTTAGCATCTACTGGCGCTACATATGACATGTCAGCATCATTCACAGGTACACCAACGTTTATCGGTGACAGACATGCCGTACTTGCGACATTAATCAACCAACAAGCTAACCTAGTAGCACAGCGTACAAGACGTGGCGCGGCTAACTGGGCAGTTATCTCACCATCAGCACTAACAGTTCTACAATCTGCAACTACATCAGCATTTGCACGTACAACTGAAGGTACTTTTGAAGCACCAACTAATACTAAGTTCGTAGGTACTCTAAACAGTACTATGAGAGTATATGTAAACACATATGCATCA